TATAAGCATGGAAACGTCCCTTCGACTCTTTTGGCATTTTACATGCTGGCTTTTATGATTATCTAGAGCGCATCTGGGATACTGTAGAGAATCATATCAACTATGGTAAACGCGAAGAAAAACAACTGTACATATGTGGACATAGTCTAGGTGGTGCAATGGCAACACTTGCTAGTAGTAGACTAAACGACAGAGTAGTTGCTTGCTATACATACGGAAGTCCTCGTGTAGGTGGTCCTGATTGGCTTGCAAAGCAAACGTTTGAGAATCATAGATATGTAAACAACAATGATGTTGTTCCTCGTGTTCCATTTTGGATAATGGGTTTTAGACACTATGGTGAACTACATTACATTAACTACTATGGAAATATGCGCAAACTTACACCTTGGCAGAAGTTTAAAGACAGTTGGCGTGGACGCTTTCGTGCTTGGAGTAAACTAGAACTATTTGATGGTGCTAGAGATCACAGCATGGATGCATACGAACAGAAGATATCCAATAATTAAGTGGTTGTTAGTGATGGTAACCCTTAGTAATGGTGTACCACAAGCAGAAAGTATAGCAACGTATGAAAGGCTTGCTGATTGTTATTTTAATATAACTCAGCAAGAAATGAAATACGACTTTGATACACTTAAACGCGACTGGGTATGTGTGCGCAGTGAAGGTGATTGGGATCTTGTTCTGCGTTACTAAACCAAAAATTAATAAACTACACTAGTCTCTTACTAAATAAAGTGTGACAGAAATGTTACACTTGGCACAAACAAAAGAATTTAGGCAAAAAAGAGGCACACAATGAAGTTACCTAAGGACGCAACGGCTCAATTAGAACGATTACTAGGCAGATTCATAAGGCATATTCCGAACAATGCTGAATATCATAACAGGCTTATCGAAGAACTAGAGATTATTCTCAAACTTCGTTTCGTCGATTACTTCCTCACAATTTGCGATGTACTGACGCTAACCCGTGACATTACTCATATGACTCGTGGTTCAGCAGGGTCTAGTCTCGTCTGTTACCTACTGGGTATTACAGACGTGGATCCCATAAGATGGCAAATACCGGTTGCACGTTTCCTAAATCCTTTGAGAGATGATTTACCAGATGTGGATATAGACTTTCCACATTGGCAACAGAATGCTGTAATGCAACGGATATTTGATAAATGGCCCGGCAAAAGTGCCAGGATCAGCAACTATGTTACCTACAAGGAGCGCGGTGCTCGCAGAGAAGCAGCACGACGTCTTGGCGCATCTGGTAAACTTCCTCGCAATTTCAAATACGAAGATTTAGACATCGACAAGGAAGAAGCAATGAGAATCGAAAAGAAACTAATAGGCAAAAAGAAGGCAATATCAAAACACTGCGGAGGTATACTTGTATTCAATCACAAGATACCAAAAAGTTTAATCAACGCAGACAATCAAATACTACTGGACAAGCGTGAAGTAGAAGACCTAGAGCATTTAAAAATAGACATACTTGCTAACAGAGGACTTAGTCAACTACTGGAAATAGACAGCGAAACACCATTGGAAGCATATCCTGAGCAGGACTTTGAAACAAGTCAAATGCTTTGCAGAGGAGAAGTTATCGGTGTAACACAAGCAGAGTCGCCAGCAATGCGCAGACTATTCCAAGCAATACAACCGCAGAGTAAATCAGACTGTGTGTTTGCTACTGCACTTATACGTCCTGTTGCTACTACAGGCAGACAAAAAGCAAGTTTTTTCCAGGACTGGACAGAACAAAGACTGGAAGATACGATTGTATATGAGGACGATGCTATTCGTAAAATAGCAAAACTTATCAACTGCGACATGTATGAAGCAGACATGTATCGTCGTGCGTTTGCAAAACGTGACGAACAAAAAGTTATGCAGTTTATGGAACGCATGGGTGAGAGTGAAAACAAAGAACAGATCATACAAGAACTATATGGGCTGGGCAGTTTTGGATTGTGCAGAGCGCATGCTGTAAATTTAGGTAGACTTATATGGGCACTTGCATATCAAAAGGCTCACAACCCCAAGGAGTTTTGGCGGGCAGCACTTAAACATTGTCAGGGCAGTTACAAACGCTGGGTACACAAAACAGAAGCAAAGAATGCTGGCTGGGATCTGCGTGACCTAGGTTATCCAAACGGCATTACAGAATCACCACAGCAACAATACAAACGTCATGGATATTGGACACAACCAGAGTTTATGCCCAATATGTTTGTACAGGAAACCTGGGGTGACAGAGTAAACTTTGCAGGACTAGTTGCTAATGGCCGTGTGTTCAGAGGTGAAGGTGGACGCTATGTTACGTTTGTAACACTGGGAGTTGCCAATGGCGAGTATGTGGATGTTACTATTAAAAAGCCTTTTGGGTACCGAGACACAGATGTAGTTGCAGGCAGCGGCAAGATACGCATGAGCAATGGTAGTCGTTACATTGACTGCTATGATGCAAAAGGTTATAGGTTAGATAGATACTTGTCTTAGTTTATCTAACCTAGTTATGTAATCATCAAACACTGGACTATCTAAACTACAAGGCCCACTAGCCAACTGTTCAGAAAATTCATTTGGATCACCTAATCTATTTGTAGGAAAACACTGTGCAAACCACGCATCAAGTTCAGTTCGATGATGTTCGTTAAGTTTGCTAATAGTTCTGTTTATACCAAACATCATGTTAACAGGAGCAACATCTCTGTACCAAAACATATTGGCTTCCACTTGTTTCCAATCTGCATTGGTGCGCTGATAGTTGAATCTATCTCCAACATCGTCTATGCTGAATACAAGTTTAACCAGTTTAAATTTACTCCAAACTTCAAACACACTGTCTTTAACCTTTATGGTACCGTTGGTGTTATAGTATACACTGCATTGTTGTGGATTTGGTATACGAGCTAGTATATCCAAGTGTACATCTGTAAACAATGGTTCACCACCATTGAAATGTAACCATTCTACTGTGTTTAGATCAGCAGTAATACTGTCAGGGTCAAATTTAAAATTGTTGTAAGTTTTCAATCCCATTGCTTGTGCATCTTTACGCCAAGCACTACTCCAACGATTTCTACATATTACACACTTGAGATTGCAATAATTGCCCAGGTGTATTTCTAAATTTTTGACAGTGTTGACAACAGGTTCTTGACAAGTTTGTCTTCTACTGGGCACGCCATTTTTTTCATTAAGAACACAGTAGTTACACACATCAGGCACAGTGCCTGCTTCAAATTGTTCTCTTACACTCGCTAAACTGGGCTGATCATATAATCCAACTGCGTGATCATAGGGTTGCGTATCTGCTACACAACATGGAGCAACTTGTAGTCCTTGATCAGTTTGTTCAAGATAAGCAGTATTATAAGGCTCACTGCAAGTCCATTTACTCACTTTTAAGTCCTGCCAGCATGTTCTTTAGTTTACTGCTTTGTACACTTGCAGTAATCTTGCCTGCGGGCTCATCACCTGCATCAACTACGCCACCACTGTCTTTGTTTTTAAGTTGATCATAGATACTGCTACTCTGTTTCTTAAACTGTTGATACTCTTCATCCTCACCCAAGTCTCGGATGCGTAAACTTTCAATGTCAAACTCCAAGTCAATCTTTTGACCAACGCCGCTACTACTTCTAGTTTTCATTAACTGTATCTGATAGCGTCCACGCTCACGCATAGCACGACTTGTAAAGATACCAAACACATTGTCCGCTGTGTTGATCTTACTAAGTCCACCACTGATGTGCGAATGATCAAACTCTATTTCATCAACTGCGCCTCTGTTCAACTGCGATGCTGTTACAAATACACAGTCCAGTTCCTTGGCCAAGTTGCGTAGTTCCTCACTAACATACTTGTCTTTAACAAACAAATCACTTGGGCTTACTTTAGCACTTACTGGCATAAGCAAATCCAAGTAGTCAATAAGCAAGAAGTCCACAGTCCAGTTGTTCTTGATCTGTAGTTCTTTCAAGTATGCACGAATATCATTTACATTGCTTTGTGCTGGCATGTATTTGATCTGCAAGTTGCCTGCTTTCTTGCCTGTCATCTTAACTTTCATCTCAACAGTATCCAAGTCTTTGAATACTTCTTTGGTGCTTACATTTGTAAGCATGCTATCAATACGCATAGCACTTAGACCTTCGCTAAGTTCCAGTGTCAAATACACCCCATTCAGTCCTTGTGTCACCCAGTTAACTGCTAGGTTCTGCATAAACAAACTCTTGCCTGATCCTGATCCACCTGCAAAAATATTGAGTTCGCCTTTGTTCATGCCGCCAAACAGTTTACGATCCATGGCAGGCCAGCCTGTGCTGATCTGTCCGTTATTGTCTTTGAGAGCCATAAGTCTCGCTCTGGGATCTTCAAAGTAATCTGTACCCATGTCTTTTGTAAGACTGATTTGTACAGCATCCTTGATGATCTTTTCAACTGGTTCGTATTCGCCTTTCTCAAGTAGGTCTGCACTCTTGAGAATAGCACGTTCTAGTTCCTGCCGCTTGGTGAATCCTTCAAACTCTGCTAGGAACCAGTCATTGTGACTTTCTGTAATATCAGGCACAGGCTTTAGTTCTACACCTGTTACTGCTTGTACCTGTTGTGCAGTGGGCAATGCACCATGTTCATCACTGTGTTCTTTTACAAACACCGCAGTGTCATGTAAACTGCGATCAAAATTATCTACGTTATAGATGTTCTGTACACGCACAAAGTTCTGCGCATCATGCAACATCATTTCTAAGAATAACTTTTGTAAGTCTGCTGTATATTCTTTACTCATAAAATTCTTTTATCCTACTACTTGTTGGGAAGTCGTTTAAATTCCAGCAGCGTAATTCAGTGCCATGTTCTCGTAACTGATATTGTATCATTGCTTCAAGTCCAACTTCGCCAAATAAATCTACATCATGATTTGCTTTACCATGTATTGTATCTTTATATTTTACATAATTTTCCCATTTTTGCCAAATATTATCTTGTCCCTGTGTCCATTCTTGTGTAATAAAATCAAAACTAGTTTTATCTGTAATTGTACATCCAATACGATCTATTATATCAAGTAGCACTAGATCCAAGTTTTCGAAGATATACTTGGTATCATAACAAACAAATCCCAGTTGCTTTGCAGTATTCCATTGGTCTCGCATTTCAGGGATCCAATATTGCATCCAATGCATGCTAAGGAATTCTCTTAGTTCCCAGTTATCTAGTTCTTTGTTGTTCCAGTTCTTCAAACTATGACTACTAGTACTAACAAGGTCATCAATATAGTTTACTCCTATTTTACTAAATGTTATAGCAGCAAACTCTGCATTGCTGGGGTTTGGACCCAAGTAGAACATATTAGTATCATCGTAAGTTTCTCTTATATATGTTAGCGTTTCACTGCCAGTCCAGTCGCCCCATTGAGGAACAAGAGGAGTAAAAATATTATCCTCAGCAATTTCGTATTCTGGATTTAGTAATTCATCCTGAGTATTAGGATGCCATTGTTTTCTAAATCCGTGACTAGTCCTAGCGCCATAAGTTGCTATATCCTTTTCTAAATCTAAAAATTTTACTTCATCTTTATCAATTGTTTTTAGATCTGTACATTTACGAAGTACGGCTTCCACAGTGCTTCCAGCACTTCCAGCAACAGCATTAATCCAAATATTCAAAGGCGTTTCCTCATTAAATTAATTTTTAAACTCATTGTTTGCTTTGCATCAATGATGCTCTTTAGTGTAAACAGTTTGCCGTATCTTACTACAGCATCATTAATATCTTTTACATCACTTTCCCATTCAGGAAAACTAACACTCCATCCATACTCCAGTGCATCATCAATTAACTTTTGTCCCGCTGCATCTCTGTCTGGCACTAGTATAACTTCTCTAGCAAGTGTGTCAATAATCTCTGCTTGCGTTTCGCTGGCATTGTTGCTTAGTATGCCTACACCACCAATACACATTGCATCCAATATACCTTCTGTTACAACAACAAACTTTGCATTGGGCAACTGGTCATCCATGCCATACACATAGCCTGTATCATAACTGTTGTGATACTTGGGCTTGCTAAGAGAATCTGTTGCTCTTGCAGTGTAACCAATTAATTTGTTTTCATATGTGCAAGGAATAATAAAACGCTTCCACATACCTGCAGGCTTTGTATTACTGTATAACAGTCTTGTGCTGTCTAATCCTCGCTGTGCTACATAGTCTTGTATACCTTGTGGCGCACGATCAAGTGTAACAACATTGTCTGGCAGTGGCCTAGGCTTAAATTCCACAGTGAACTCTTTTTCAAGTTCTTGTTCTATTACTACTGTGTCTTTGATACGCAGTGCTTCAATGTTAAGCATACTGCGAGTGTTTTCATCCACGTTCAACCATGTTAGCAGTTTACGCATTTTAAAACTAATGTGTCTGCCTGGTTGCCATCCTGTTTTAAAGTTACAGTTAAAGCAGTGATAACTTATAGCATCTCCACTAGCAATAACACCGCCTCTGCTACGCTTGTCCATGCTCTCGCCATTGTGATGACAGCATACGGCATTAAACGAAATCCACCCGTTAGTAGTACGCTTTTGTTTGCCCGGCAGGGCATCTAAGACTGCTTGTTGGATACTATTCATCTATAATATTTTACATTCATTTATAAAATTATACAACCTCGAGGCTATATCACTGTGACCTAATTCGTTAGGGTGCAGATCATTGGGTATTATTTGATCAGGTTTAAGATAATCTTGGACATTTGTATCAGGCAAATAATAATTTTTATAATCATGATATGTATGATGATCACCCAATGCATTGAACTGCACGAACGGAATATTTCTAGATTCACACACACTGTTTACTAATAATTTTGCACTATCTGTGAGTGCCTGATTCCCATCTCCTTCTCCTCCTTGGCTGTGCAATAACCATTCTTTTCTACTATTTTCAAACTTATTTGCTCTTCCAGCAAGTCCTTTCCAGGGAATTATTCCCTGCTCGTTCCACCAACCACTGTGAGCCCAGCAATGCGCTTCTTCGTCCCACCAACTCATCCTATCAACTTGTGTCCAGCCCACACACACCATAACAGGTTCGTCACACATATGCAAATCATAGTTGATAAAACGTGCAAAATTTTGTCCTATTGCAAAATTGCCTGCGCCACCGTCCCCTAAATTAATGTAGTCTTGTCCTAGTTTATCAGCAAGTTGGCCTACCCAACAATTTTTTTCTCTATAGGGAGTATTATATTCATAGGACTGCAGAGGATCTGCTGCCAAGCCTGCTCCTTGAGTAAAACTGCATCCAATACCTACTAATATCATAGTTATATTATACGTTCTTTTGCAAAATCATGCAACCTAAATGTGAAATATTCATGCCCTGCTTCATTGGGATGTCCACCACTTGCAAACAAATTTAATCTATTGTCTTCTTGTGCAGCACGTTTAAGTGTACTGTTCATAGTTAATCCATTTATGAAGTAATTGTCATACTTGCTAACACTGTGCCTGCCCAGTGCATTAAACTGTAGTATTGGTACACCATGTGCTTTGCATATACTATTAACCATAAGTTTAGCATTGTTAGTCCACATATCGTGACTATTGCTAGTAGATTTAATAACCCATTCCCGACGACTAGAATTCCATTCATCTTTAACAAACCCATTGTGTGTCCATGATTCATTGTACCAACTAAAACGTGTTCGTTCTGTCCATGCTACACAAATTACAATATGTTCATGAGGATCTCTTGTGTGTAAAAAATAATTTGCAACCTGTTGTGCTATAGCCATATTGCTATTAGCAGGCTCTGCTAGATTATCATACTCACAGTTTAAACGTTTTGCTAGTTGTCCTAGCCAAACATTTTCATTTCTGTAACGTGTGTTTGCCCAGTGATCAGTTGGATCTATGCCTGGCGATTGTAGTTCACTGCCGTAGGTAAAACTACAACCGAATCCTACTAACTTCAAGGTCTATATAATACTTGACTCAGGGTTCCACTAGTAGTTGTACGCTTAAAACGTACTGCACTGTATACACCTGTAAAGTTTACATAGGCATTGTCAGTTTGTGCAGTGTATGTTTCTGTTGCTATAGTTGTAAAATCAGCGTTTTGAATACTATTACTTGGATTAATTGAGCCCTGTATCTCCAGGGTGCCTGTAAACGCACTGCTAAAATAAACTTGTGCAGTGTGTTGCGCTGTGTTGCGATTTACATAGGGTTTAATACTGATGGTGCTACCAAGGTCTCCACTGGCAAAATCTTCTGTCGTGCTTGCTACAAATGTAGGATACACACCATCTGTTACTTCTAGGACACCATTTGCACCATAGTTGTCGTCTGCGTATGCTGGTGCAGTACGATCTTCACCGTCTGTTACTTTAAGTGCATAATTGTAAAACTTTGCATCTAGATTAAGTAAGTCACCTTGTGTGATGCTTGCTTCCATAATACCTTTGGCTTCGTTAACCACTGTTAACGCACGTTCAAAATAAGCAACGTTATTTTCTTTGTCTAGCACAACAATATTTGCAGTCTTGCCGGACATATTAACTCGCTTTTGGTCACGGTTTTTAAATTCAATTCGTATATAGTTGTCAATACCTCTATATACTTTTACATTTGGTGTATAAAACATACTCATGAGGTTGCTTACTCCAGTATCAGTAATAACTGCGGTGTGTTTTTGTGCATATAAATATCCAGTAGTAACAGTCATACTGTATTTATCGAAAGAATTGAATGCCACCACTAGCAGAAGAAATATTTGAAAAATATCCGTTTTTGAGTCTAGTAACTTATGGTGGTGCAGAGTTTGTAGGTATAGTGCAGAATCAAGATGATACTGTACTAAGCATGTATGATTATAGCAAGATACCTGATGAACTAAAAACAATTTTTTTGGAATTAGGAGATGTTTGGTGGTGGGAAAGTAATAGAATGATTCCTATTAATTTATTCCTAAAACAAGACTTCACACAGTTCGCCGGCATATTAATTACTTTTAATATTCGAGACACAGAAGTTGTTAGAGGTCCTAGTGTAAGTATTGCTGACCTAGCAAAAAAACGCAGCAAGAGACGTAATATTCAATTGGTAAAGAAAGTAACAAAATAATGGAATTTTTTTTAGTGCTTATGATAAAACATTTCATTGTTGATCTAGGAGTACAACAGTATATAGGCCCAAGCAATAAACACAAATGGTTAGGCGATGGACACACACATTATTTTCATCATGGTTTATCAACAATGTTTATTGCGCTATGGTTTGCGCCTGAGATTGCAGTAGTAATTGGCATACTTGATTATGTAATACACTGGCACATTGACTGGGGCAAGCATCATTTAAATAGGCTAATTAGTTGCAAACCACAAAGTGAAGCATGGTGGTGGACTAATGTACTGGACCAATGCCTACATGTGCTAACTTATTATGCACTGGTTGTGATTGCTAGTGGCGTGTAGGGCCGCCCTTGGTATAGTCTTTAATATCCAAATCGTCTGATATAGTTTCTGCTACATGCGCAAGCATTTGCTGAATCTGATCATCTTCTAAAAAAGTTTTATACAATACCAAACTATGCTTTAGCAGCATAGTAGCAACATACATAAAATCTTCGTCACTTGTCAACTGTGTTTGAATGTGTGCTACTAGTGCATTTTGTATATCTTGCATACGTTGTGTGTCGTTACTCATTACTTTCCTCCAATATATTCATGTGTACTGCTACTAGTTGTGCGTAGGCCACACTGTGACTTTTCTTAAAAAAGTATTCATTGCCTTGTGGGCGTTGCCATACACTCTGCGCTACCTCTGCCCAGGTCTTGCCTACTAGATGTCTTTTGCCAGGACGAATAACAGCAAGGAACATTGCCATACGAGGTATACTGTTAACTGGTTCAGGCATCTTACACATTAGATCCCAGTGATTGCCAATATGTATAACACTCTCAAACCGTGTTTTATCCAAGAGTGTAAGCCAATTAGGATCCTGCATAAGTTCTACTAGGTGTAGTTCATTGCGTACATGTTCATATACATTTACATTAAGCAAATCTAATTTAAAGTATCCTATATCTTCTGCTCGTTTGTGTTCCAGCGTAGCAATACCATCATGTGCAACAGGAATATCTGTAAAGTAAACTCCAGTGTTATGTCGTGCATCAGTGTTGAGCCTAGCGGGCACACCTTGAATGTAGTCTAGCAACCGTGTGCGATCAGCAAAGTCAATGTCGACATCTGGCATATCATACATTATAGTCCTGCTTCCTTGAGTATATGTTTTACCCATTCTGTGTCCGCAAAGTAATCTACAAACTTGCGCTTCCAATAGTCTGGATCAATATATGGAAATATCATTTCAATCTGCTCTGTGCTTAGTTTGTCCAGTGCTTGTTGCCCACTAGTACAGTTAAAAATAATCCAAGCACTGATGCGTCCTGTTGTAATATGCTGCACAAGAACATTACCGTTAACATAGTTAAAGTAATGGTTGAATACACTTTCTTTTTCTTCTGCCCAGGTTTCCATGGTCTTTATGCTACGCTCCAGTGCATCCTGTGTTGCTTCTTTGCGCAAGTGCTCCATCAAATATTCCTGATACACTGCATCCTTGCACCAGTAGTCCAGTTTCTTATTGCTTTTAATTACCCAGTCAATAAACTTAGCAGTGTTAATAGCACGAATATTCACCATGTGTCTACCAAACTTTACAAACGCATTATAGTATGCACTGTCACTAAAGTCTTTGTACGTCTTAAATTTTGCACTGCCCTGTGTAAGTTCATAGAAACGCAAATAAGCAGTCATGCCCAGTTTAACACCTGCTTCATTCTCTTGTTGTGCTCTGCGCTTTGGCTCGCAAAGATGCGCAGCAAGTGTGCTTTCCTTGCGATACGCTTTGCCGCAGTACTGGCATATGTAGTCTTTAGTTTCCATACTATAGTTAATTATAGCATCTTTTATAACGCTTGTAAAATCGTTCATAGATCACCGTAAAGTTTTGCTATTGCTTTAAGGTCCTTGTCTGTGTACATGTTAGCAAGCATGTCCAGTTCATCACTTTTTGCAAGTGGATGCAGTCGTTCTACTTCTTTACGCCGCTTGCTACTATTGTTCTTGTCTTTCTTTTTATGACCAACCCACTGATGAAACTGTGTTCCCATGCCAGGACTTACTGTGCATAATAGTTGCCACACCAGTTTAGGGTGCCGTGCTAGTTCAAAGTAAGTGCAGTTAACACGCTGATTGCCAGCCATTAAGTAGTACGCTTGTAGTTCACCACTGCCTTTTACTAAACTTACATAACGGTTTAGTAAGAACGGTGCTAGTTGTTTTTGATGCTCAGGTGTAAGCCCATCATAGAACACATAGTCTTTGCGATCTATTGCAGCAAGCACTGTGTTTAGGGGCAACTTGTCAGTCAAATCTAACTCCGTGTGTATCTATTACATCACTAAATGATAGCACAAACATGCGGGCATCGTCAAGTGTTTCAAACTCTAAAACTATTGTATCGTCAACGCTTTCTATTCTATGGTCTGTGTCTGTGCGATGTTCTAAATAACGTCTCACACGATCTGTTAAATTTTGGGCTAGGGTTCCGTGCTTTACTGCAGTGTGAAAGTCTAACATATGGCTAAATTCAAAGCATCTATAGTCTGTGCGAGTTATCCTGCCTGGAGTAGTCATACCAGGACGCCAAGGCATACTACCACGCTTTGTCAATGCTTACAATCTCGTTTTGCTTGTTGATCTCTTTTGCGCAGAACACACAACGAGGATTTTCTACGCCTGTTTCAATTGGAATTGCAAGTATCTGTCCCTGTTTAAGTTTAGGAAAGAACCATTTGACATCGCTGTAAATGTCCACAATGTTTACTGGCAAATAGTTGTGTCTAAAGTCTCCCAGTGGATTAAACACAAATGCATCAAACCCACGATCGTTTAGACTGCTAAAGTTTAGCATCTCTAGGTCACCAATGTCTCTGTCACCAATAAGTATTTTCCAATCCACTGGCATGCGAATCATGTTACCGCCAACATCTAGCACTACTGCTGGACTGTTAAAACTTTCTAGAAAGATAAGCGGAATGAAAAAGTAATCTGGGTCTGCTGGATTACTGTTGTCCAGTATTGCAAAACGAAGATCATCTACCTCGTCTGGTATGTCATTCATTTCATATGCTGTGTTTTCTAATGTAAGTATACGCATTAGTATACCTCTACAATTTTATCAGCAATGCCATATTTCTTTGCTTCCTCTGCACTTAGCCAAACATCTTCTGCAGGAAGTAGTACTTCACGAATCTTCTTTTCAGTTAAGCCAGTGCATTTTTTATAGTGTTCCAGCATACGCTCACTGCTAAGTTCAAACTCACGCATTGTAGCAAACAGCTCATGTTCTTTACCACGTGATCCCCAACTGTATTGATGTGACAGTATACTGGTGTTTGGTGTAATTACACGGCGGCCTTTTGTGCCTGCCATAAACGTAAGGATACCACAACTTGCAATAAGTCCTAGTCCAACCGTTTTAATTGGAATCTTACTGCCTTTCATAGTATCAATAAGTGCAAATGCTGCATGCACACTGCCACCAGGACTGTTAATAATAAGTGTTAGTTCTTTAGGACGTTGACTTGCTGGCAACATATTCTGTTCAATAATCCAAGTAACAAACGGCGCAGTGCTCTTATTATTAAATTGCTCATAGAAGTAAGCAACTCCGCTGTTATACATAGTTTCGCCTAGTTTTGGCTTTTCCATCTTTTCACTCATACTAATTCCAATCTGCTTTCTCTACCGTAAACGGATAGTTTGCTTCTTTATAAAATGCTTTACGTTTTGTTAAATGTCTTTTAGCGTATTTTGCTGTACTGGTTATGTCCCAGATTTGTACGAAGTCTTTGTCTTCCGCTTTGCGAATGCCGCGACCAATGCTTTGTATAACTCTAACAAAACTTTTACCGGGCTCAACAAGCACAAGATTAAAGATACGAGGAATATTGATACCCACCGCTGCAACTCCATAAGTGGCGATAATGACCTTGCCTGTAGCAGTTGATACCTCGTCATATTCTGTTTTTCTGTCTGCACCTTTTGTACTTCCTGATACGAACACACTGTCTGGGATACGACTTGCTAGTTCATTGCCTGCTGCAATTCTGTCCACTAGTATAAGTGTGTTGCCTGTGTCCTTGATACTATCACATAGTCCTGAGATATAATCAAGTCTGCCTTTATCTTCTAGTAAGTATTTAAGCTCGCTTTGATAATTTGTATGCACAACTGTATCAATCATTTGTACAACGTTCACGTGACACTGTGCAAGCACACCTTTGTCCTGCAGTTCTTTTGCGCTGATCTGATTTATAACAGGACCAATACTGCACACAATACCCACGTTCTCAAACTTCTCTTTAGGTACTGTGCCAGTTAGTCCCCAACGTATGGGTATATGGCTCATTACACCCGTTAGCAGGGCTGTAAGGGCGTCTGCTTTAGCCATATGCACTTCGTCCACCATAATACACACCACATCCTCAAGGAACTCACCAATGCTTATAGGCGCTACTGCGTTCTTTGTATTTTTTAGTAGTATGTTTAGACTTTGCCAAGTGCAAATGGTATGTGTTTTACCAAACTCTTTACGCTCACCATAGTACACTCCAACATCCAATCCCATGTTGACATAGTCTTCTTCTGTTTGTGTAACTAGACTTTTGTTGGGAACAATAACTACACTGCGTCCATAGTTCTCAACACTCTTGCTCAGTGCTGCAGTCATCAGTGTTTTACCTGCACCTGTTGCAATCTCCTGCAGGCTCTGTGGATTTGCTAGGAACTCGTTGATTGTTTCAACTTGGTAGTCACGCAATATAATAGGCTTACCCTGTGCAGGATGCCCCTTTGGCCACGCTACATGACTAAAACTTTCTTCTGTTACAGGCTCTAATACAAACTCAGTCTGATATTCACGCATGTCATTCAGCGTAACATCATATCCCTGTTGTACCAGTACTGGAAGAATGTCCGGGAGGAGGTTTATATATGTACTCCCTCCAAGTTGAAAAAATGCTTTTTTGCCGTCCCAGCGTCCAAGTTTGACAGCAGGTAGATAACGAGCATAGGGGATCTCATACTTGAACATATTGGATAACTTTTTGCGAGTATCCAAGTCCAATCCTTCGATCTTACAGTTCACTTCGTCTTTAACGTGTATTATTGCAGGCTTCATATATCTTTTCCGCTATTTGTTTATGACCTTGTTCCAGTGGATGGCCGCCAGGTCCATGCGGTGTATCATATGCCCATTCGACAAATCCAAGATTGGGCCAACCTAGAAACTTAGTTTCATCTATTAGTTCGTAATACCCTTGATTGTCTTTATAGTATTTGCCAAAACGGTGCTGATTGTCAAACACATTACACATTATATAATCTATTCGTTTATTTTGCAAGAAACTCTGTAATAGAATAACTTGTCGCAACCAACGCCTGTATTCATGCTCGGCATTGTTATTAATAGTAATATATTTAATAAGTTCTTTGCGATATTCTAACACAGGATCTTGATCAAAAACGCGACTACTGCAGCCAGGCCATATGTCATAAGCACCCCATTCATCAGCATGCTCTTGTCTACCGCAACTTGTCCAAGCAACTACTACTAACTTTGGTTTGTGCTTTGCAACTGCTTGAATAGTTTTCTTTACAATAAACTCATTACCAACACCAGGAGTACCATCGTTAACTAAATGGCAACCAAGACGATCAGCAAGTAACACAGGCCAGGCTTGCGTTGCCGGATCTGGCAATTCTTGTCCGTATGTAAAACTATCACCAACTGTGTAAAGCATAATATCCATTATAACATAAAGTGAACGGGTAGTCTATTTCTAAACTACCCGTTCTGAACCGCGATTGGAGGAGAGAGGAGAGAGGAGCCGCGGTTCAATCCGTCAAATTTTTAACAACCGTTTTTACAGCCGTTTCATACAAGTGCTTTCTGCAAGCGCACGCCAGTTGTTAGGACTGATTTTCATTAGATCTGCAACTTTAAGTGCCATACGCAAACTAACTTCACGGAACTTGTTGCAATTTTCAGCCATAAAATCTACTATCTCGGCTTCTTGTTGCATGTCCATGCTGTAGTCCTTGAACAAATCACCTACTGCGGCAATCTGTTTTACACGCAGTATCTTATCACGCATGGTGTCCAGTGTGAGATCCAGGTAGTGACAACGTGATTGTAGAGCTTCTAAGTGATCTTGTAATCGCTTGCTTTTAACATTCTCAAACTTAATGTTAGTAATAAAGCAAGCACTGCCTTTAAATTCAAACTTGTCTGGGATACCTTCATTACGCAGTTTGTTAGACTCTGCGTTCCAGTATATCATACGCTTCTTACCGCTATCAAGTGCAGCCTTAAGAATGTTCAGTGCGAGGTCATCCATCAATACACTGTCACAGTCATCAAACACAAGCACGTTGCCTTTGTCACTGTACTCGTATAGTTTAGCGTAAAGTCCTAGTGCAGTCATTGCACCTTTAACTACTTCATATTTACGTTTCTGATTAGTCATATCTCCGAAAAGCGAACTCTTACTAAGTTCTTCTTCAACACCATAACTTTTACCAACACCAGGAGGTCCAGTAACAATTAGCGCACGAATATCACTTGCAACAAGCGACTTGGTCATCTGATCAAGTATCTCAAAACGCTGGCTAATCTCACCCATGCGTTCCTTGTCTTGTGCTTCTGTAAATGTAGAAGAGGCTGCAACTTCGACTTTAACGTTTTCTTGTTTGTTGAAAACATCTTGTCCGACAAAATCAAGTTGATCCTGAGTTGTTTTAATGCGAACTTTTGAAAATTCTGCACCAAACACACTTGACCCATCAACTGTGATGTATCCGCCGTTTGCGCCAAACTGAAAATTCTTAATAACAGGGAAAACAGTATTCTCTACTGTGCGGTTCCTGTACTCTCCGCTTTTTACTAGAACGTATGACATGTCTCTCTCCAAATCATTTACTTAACTTACTCTCTTATAATAACATCTTAAACAGATGTGTCAACCTTTTATTATGCCTAATTCTCTATAACAATACTGAACACATTTTGCTTGCGCACGACAATCTTCCAGTGCATTGTGTGCAGCAAAGTTCATTGCTTTGCGAGGATCCTGTGGCATAAGTTGAAACAGTGTACGGCTATCACGCACGTTCCAAAAGTTCCAGGGCAGGTTATGTCCCTTGCTCAGTAGCAAATGATCCAAGATAGTAATATCAAACCCATATCCCTGAGCCCATACTACGTCCACGCCCACTATCCACTTCTGCAAGTCTCTGATAAAGTCATCAACGTCAATGCGATTGTCATCGCCCAGTGCTTCTTCCCAGATCTCTGGGTCCTGTTTACCCCACCACTCTATTGTGCTTTCATCAATTGTACGTCCTAGATCTGTTTGTTGATCTACGTTCAATCTGTGATACATATCCGCATAGGGCTGTGCATCTGTAAGTGGATCAAACTTAATTGCACCCACAGTAAGTATTACTGTATCTGCACTAGTTCCCAGTGTTTCCAAGTCTATCATACCATGTATGGCCATTATGTGTTCCTTAAACTACGCAGTGCGCCTTCAACTCTACTAGGATATTCTCCCAGGAATGTGCCTGCTTCTAGGTCACCTTTGTTAATATATTCCTTGTGAAAGTGCGCAATGTCGTCCCAGCGTTCCAGCATTGTTTTGCCCATGTTGTCGAAAAAAGCATCACTAAAGATGGGATCGTCTTGTTTGTAATAAG